TGGATCTTGGTCAAATCGAGTAATAGGTCCTAAAATCGTAAAAGAAAACCAGGCTGCTAGTATTAACGTTGAAATGAGTAACAAAATTACGCCAACTGTAATTCCAGCTAAGCCAAGCTCAAGCTACACACCGCCTATAGTCAAGGAAGGTAATTCTGAAGAAGGTGATTCAAAACCTTTTGTAAAGCCACTAAAATCAAGAAAAGAAGCTTTTAATAATAGAGGAGAGCAATTTAAAGATATGGATTTCCCTGAATATAATGAATATATTAATAAATGGAATAAAGAAAATCCACCTAAAAACAACCCAGGCAAGAAAAATGATGGTGACATTGGTGTTTTACCAGGGAGAAGAGCTGTGAGACTAGATTATAACTCTGGTGGTAATCTTAGTATTCAAGGTGTTAAAACCATAACGCCTAGTACTTATAGCTCATATGAAGAGAAAATAAAAAGTCCTAGTGACAAAAATCCATCTTCAAATCCTCCAGGTGGTGGCGGTTCCACAGGCGACGGTCTATGTACAGCTGCAAATCCAGATTCTTGTAATGCATTTAGTGAAAAAGATGGTGCTCCAGGAAGCATGATAAACAAGATGTTTGGAAGAGGTGATCAAAAAAAGAAAGCTCAAAAAAATGCAGCTAAAGATGCTAGAGAAAGAAAAGATGTTGCTGACGCAGCTATTTCATCAAGTTCAAAAAGTTTTGCAAAAGATAGTAAGAAACAGCTTAAAACAGATCAAAAAGCTTTTAGAGCTGAGTATGGAGACATTAGTAGCTCTGCAGAAAGAAAAGAAATAAAATCTCGTGAAAAAAGCCAAAGAGTTGAATTAAAAAAACAAACAAACGACAGGTTTAAAACTGCGGAAAACAGAAAAGACCAAAATGCTAGACAAAGGTTTAGACAAGCTGAAAATACAAGTGGTAGGGTTTCAAAAGGTAAACAAATTGGAGCTAAAATTACAACTAGTTTATTAGGAAAAAGAAAGCAAGAACAAAGAGCTACAGCTGGACGATCTACTGCTGCTGCAAAAAATAGAGATTTTCTAAAAAATAAAGATTTAGCGGCTATGACTAATAAGAATAGAAAAAATAGAACTATTAAAGCAAGTTTTTAATAATGGAAAAGAAATCTTTTAAAGAAACTAAAATAGGAGCTTTCTTAGCCGCTAAGGCACCTAAGGTATTAGATGCAATAGGAGACGTATTACCCAATCAAGGAACGTTGGGTGTTGTAAAAAATATTATATCAAGTGATAATAAGATTAAGGCAATTGACAAAGAGCAGGCTATGAAGCTTATAGAACAAGATATAGCTGAAATGAAAGAAGTTTCTAGTAGGTGGAGATCTGATATGAAGTCAGATTCTTGGCTTAGTAAAAACACAAGACCTTTAGCTCTAGTATTCCTAACCGCATCGTCAGTGTTTATGATGGCTGTTGATTCTTTTCATATGCAGTTCAACGTGGATGATGCTTGGATAAGTTTATTAAAAACATTGCTGGTAACAGTATACGTAGCATACTTCGGAAGTCGTGGTGCTGAAAAAATAACAAAAATAAATAAATAAAAATGGACGGTTTACAAGGAAACATGATGGCTCAACCAAGAATGTTTGGTCATGATGCTATAGTTTTAACAGCTGGGACAGGTAGAATAGCTAACACTGAAGATAGAGGCGTTGTAATATATAATGGTAAATCTACTGCTCAAGATATTAAAATAGTAGCTGAATCTGGCGAAGAAATAGAATTTAAAAGTGTTCAGCCAGGTACAGTTGTAGGTAATACAACACCTATGTTAGCTATTAAATTATTAGCTGGCACTGACTGTGTAGCTATATATTAAAACAAACAATAAAATCAAATAAAATCAAATAAAATGGCAAAAGCAAAAAAAATAACTAAAAAAGAATTACAAGATTTAGTTGAACCACATAAAAAATTAAACGATTTAATAACTAGTATTGGATCTTTAGAAACTAGAAAACACTCCTTACTTCATGAAGTAGGTTTATTAAACGAAGGTTTAGAAGATCAAAAAGCTAAATTAGAAAAAAAATACGGATCTGTTAATATTAACTTAGAAAACGGTGAGTTAACACCAATAGAAACTTTACAAACAGTAAAATAATGTCTAAGATAATCAGAAAAATAAGTATTGGATCTGATTACAAGAATGATGCTATGCACTATTCTACTGGTCAAGAAGTTTATGGTGGTCACGTTATAACTGATATAATGTTTGATAATGAAGATAGTTCTTACAACATATTCATAAGTAAAAACAGTGAAGTATTACCTTGGAAAAAATTTAATAGTAATATGTCTGTTTCAGTAGAGTACGATTTAAATTATTAATGAAATCTTTATACAATTTTATTGTTAAACCTTTTAAGCAAAGGTATAATAATATTAAAAAAGTTGATAATAAAACACTTATTATTAATACAAGTATTGAAGATCATAAATTTGTTAGTAAGAAAGCGGTAGTTGTTTCTACGCCTGCCGCTTTTGATACTGGCGTGTCAGTTGGAGATGTGGTATATATACATCATAATATATTTAGAAGATGGTATGATCAAAAAGGCAGAGAACGTAATGGCGCTACTTTTTTCAAAGATAACCTATACTTTTGCTCACCTAGTCAAATATACTTGTACAATGACAAAAGCCACTTAGATTATTGCTTTGTAAAACCAATATTAAATAAAGACATTTTAATAAACAATAAAGAACAGTTTAATACTGGAATATTAAAATATTCTAATAGTTCTTTAGAAGCTGTAGGAATAACACCTGGAGCATTAATAACGTTTACACCTAATTCTGAATTTGAGTTTATAATAGGTGATGAACGTTTATATTGTATGAAATCAAATGATATAGCTTTAACGCATGAACATAAAGGAAACGAAGAAGAGTATAATCCAAGCTGGGCAACTAGCGGTTAATGAATTGATAAAAGTAGCTAAAGAACCTATAGTTGATACTGGTGAAGATGTTACTGCCGATAGACTTAAAAATGCGGCAGCTACAAAAAAGCTTGCTATATTTGATGCATTTGAAATACTAAATAGAATAGAAGAAGAAGAATCTTTATTGAGTGGTAAACCTAAAGAAGAAATAAAAGAAAGAGTGTTTAAGTTTGCAGAAGGGAGAAGCAAATGACCTACGAGCAAACACTTTCAAAAGAAATTAAGGACGTTGTAAATCCTAAAGTATTAGCTAAAAACAATAGATTTAAAAAATGGGAGTATGGCTATAACTCTGATTATGATTTTATAGTAATAAGTAAAACTGGAAAAATTGGACAAATCATTGAAATACAAAATCTCAGGATTGCTTTACCAGCAACAGATGAACCGTTTAAACGAAATAAAGAAAAAGCGGAACAGTACTGGGAAAAAGCAGAGTATCCAAAAGAATTAAGTAGAATTAAAAGCAGGTTTGACTGGGAGGAATACCCATCAGATTTTAAAGAAAAATGGTACGATTATATTGACAATGAGTTTACTAGACGAGAACAAGGATTTTTCTTTTATAACAATGGTACTCCTACTTACATTACTGGCACTCATTACATGTACTTGCAATGGTCAAAGATTGATATTGGAGCACCAGATTTTAGAGAAGCAAATAGATTATTCTATATATTCTGGGAAGCATGTAAAGCAGATAATAGATGTTACGGCATGTGCTATCTTAAAAACAGAAGATCTGGATTTTCATTTATGTCCTCGGCAGAACTTGTTAACCAAGCAACAATATCTTCCGATGCTAGATTCGGTATATTGTCCAAGTCTGGTTCGGATGCCAAAAAAATGTTTACAGATAAAGTTGTACCAATATCAGTCAACTACCCGTTTTTCTTTAAACCGATTCAAGATGGTATGGACAGGCCGAAAACGGAACTTGCATATCGTGTTCCGGCATCAAAGCTTACTAGAAGAAAGCTTGAGTCAAACGAACAGCTTAGAGAATTAGAAGGATTAGATACAACTATTGACTGGAAAAACACAGGTGACAACTCTTATGATGGTGAAAAGCTAAAGCTATTAGCCCATGATGAAAGTGGTAAATGGGAAAGACCTGATAATATATTAAATAACTGGAGAGTTACAAAAACTTGTTTACGATTAGGTAGTAGAATTATAGGTAAATGTATGATGGGTAGCACAAGTAATGCTTTAGATAAAGGAGGTGAAAA